CGACGGATACGCCCCGGTGATCGACCTAGCCCGGGCCAGGGCCCGGCGGGCGGTGATCCCACGCCCTGCCGTGGCGGTGGCCGAGGCGACCGAGGACGCAGCTTGAGGGACGACGACCTGCCGACGATCCTCCTGACCGCGGGGCGCATCAACCGGCTGAGGCTCCTCCTCGACGTGCTAACCATCGCCCTGCTGATCGCTGTCCTGGTCCTGCGGTGAAGCGGGCCCCGACACCCACCCAGCTCGACGGCCAGCTCGACGAGCTCGCAAAGATGCTCCCCCATGCCAAGCGGGTCATGCCCGTCCTCGCCGAGCAGGCCCGGCTCGAGAGCCGCGAGCTGCACGGTGGCCTGCCCACCTCGACCGGCGCCGACTGGTCGGGCGACCCTCCGCCGGCCTACGCCGACCCCACGGGCGAGGACGTGGTCCGCTTCGACGCCGCCCGCCGGCCGAGGCCCGGAGAGCCCGACCCCGCCGTCGACCTGGAGCGCTTGGCCGGCTGGTACGGCGACGTGACGGCGCTGGTCGGGTCCACCCGCCGGCTGCTCAATCAGGTCCCCGCCGTCACCCTCGCCGTGGTCGACGGCCGCCGCCCGACTGACGGACGCAGCGCCGAGGAGCACGAGCAGCGCCGTTTCGTACGCGCCATCACCGAGTCGCGCTGCCTCGTTGGTGAGGACCACGACGACGACGACCGCTATGGGCCCGGCCAGCTGCGCGCCGGGATGTGCGACCGGCATCGCAAGGGCTTCGCCCGCTGGGCCGAGCGTTACCCGGCCGACCGGCTACCGACCCTGCGCGCCGAGCAGGTGGTGCGCTGGCGGGCCGAGACATATGTTTGTCCTACGTCTGCGGCCGTGGTGGTCGAGATGAGCGCCTACCGCAGCGGTCTGCGGGAGGTGGCGTAGGCCAGCTGTCCCATCGGTGTCCCATGGCGACTTGACAGGTCGTGGAATGCTCGACGCAGCGCAGAGCGGCTGGGTAGAGCCGATGGCTCCCTGACCGACCCTGCCGGGAACGGGACGCGCTGCACGCCGGCGGCGCTGCCCCGTTCCCCCATAAGCCGAAGGTCGTGCGGTTCGGAATCCCACTTCCGCGTCCAACGCAGTCCCCCGAGGGGAGGCGCCGTGCAGGCTGGCCGACTCGACGCCGAGGCCCGGCTGCGCTCCGAGGTGCGCGCCGTCATCGCCGACCTGCGTTCCTACGGCACCCCCGAGTATCGGATGCATGGCCGTTGCCTGGTCGAGCTGTGGGACATGCGGAACGCGGCGATTCGGGACCTGATGCGCCCGCCTGACCCACTGGCGGTGTGAGCATGCTCAACCTCCAGCACTGCTCGTGCGGGGCCAGCTATCACCGCAGCCTCTACCGCTGTCCGGTCTGCGGCCGCAACGCCACGGTCACCCTGCGCCCAGCGAGGCCGGAGACCGCTGCTGAGCAGCCGTCCACGGTGTCGACCGAGGTGACTGCCCCGGTGCCGTGTCCCGAATGCGGGGCGGCGACGTGGCCGGTGAGCAGTGACCCGGGCGAGACCGTTCTGTGGTGCCACCGGGCGGTCTGCGGATGGACGGGTCACGTTGCCTGACGGCTGGGCGCTCGGTCGGGCCGTGATGTGCCGCACCGGGCCGCACTCCGACTCCGACAAGGCGGCCGTGGTCGTCGCCCACGATCCCGAGCGTAACCTGGTCGACTTGCGGGTCCGGGTTCGTGGCGTCTGGGACGCGGGGACGTTCCAGGTCGGCGTCGACTGGGGCGAGATCGACCAGTTCGGCGCGAGGCTCCTCGAGCGCCAACCCGGCGCTGGCCCCCACGAGAACTGCTGCTGGGTCTGTGGCTAGGACCTTGGAGCAACGAGCGCCGTGGCCCACGATCCTCGAAGAGCTGGTCACGGTGAGCGTCCCTATGCGCCTTCACACGGGCCGGGTTCGGACCCCTACATGATTCGTGAAACGGGAACCGACCTCGAATCGATGTACCCGGTTTACCGGAGAGGTGGTCGAGTGACGGTCCCTCGGCTCCCACCAAGCGTCCGACGAACCAGAGGAACGGACGAACGATGCCCACGCGCCTGCCCCGCCCCGAGATCATGGCGAAGCAGGACCGGGCCCGCGCCCTGTCCGCGGACGGCTGCTCGTGGAGCCAGGTCGCCGAGATCATCGGCTACGCCAACAAGTCCAGCGCCTACGACGCTGCGCTGGCCTCGGCCCGGCGGGACCCGATCCGCGACCGCCTCGAGCGTGTCGACATCGAGGACGCCCGCCTTGAGTGGCTGCTCGACGAGACGGTCAAGATCTACAAGCGCCGGCACTTCATCGTCGCCGGCAAGGACGCCGAGGTGGTCCGCCATCCCGACACCGGCGAGGCGCTCGACGACGACGGCGTGAAGCTCGAGGCCCTCAAGGTCATCAAGGCGCTGTCGGAGTCCCGCCGCAAGCTGCGTGGTCTCGACGCCCCGACGCGCAAGCTGATCGAGGCCCCCGACCCCGACTCCATCGCCGGGCGCATCGCCGAGCTCGAGGCCGAGCTGGGTACGGTTCAGTCATGAGCAGCCGATACGCCGATGCCAGGGCTGAACTTGATCAGTCCCAGGTCGAGACGAGCCTTGCGCGCACGGAGGCCTACTACTGGCAAGGCCGAGCCGAGCGTGCCGAAGCGGTTCGCGACGATTCGAGACCGCCCCCCTTCGAGCAGTGGCCGTTGTCCGCCGACCGCGTCTACCCCGACAAATGGGGACCCATCGAAGTCGTCGTTCAGCGCAGCGATGGTCGGACACGGGACGTCTTCGCTACCGGGTGGCATGTGTCCGAAGGCGTTCTGAACCTGTTGTACGAGGACAGTACGAGGATCGCCTACGCCGCCGGCGCGTGGCTGACGGTCTCGTACGCCGACGGGGGATGTTGACCGTCACTACCTAGAGGCTCTGGCACCGTCACTACCTAGAGTCTCTGGCACCTCTAGAAATATCTCGGATTTCTCGGATTTCTCGGATTTCTCGGAGGCGAGCGATGGCCGTCGCCCGCGACTGGTCGCTGATCCCCAACGAGGCCGTCACCCTGCGCCGCCTGGCCGACCTCGAGGCCCGGGCCGCGGCCAAGCGGGCCGAGGTCGCGGTCGTCCACGCTGCCCCGCTCGAGGCCCAAGGCTGGGCGCACTGGTTGGCCGAGCTGTTCCCCCGCATGGTCACGGCCGACTTCGCCCCGCACCACGTGGCGTTCTGGGAGTGGTGCTGGGCCATTGAGCGCGGCACCCGCCCCGACCCGTTCTGTGGGATATGGCCAAGAGGTGGGGGGAAAAGCTCGAGTGCCGAGGCCGCCTGCGTGGCCCTCGGTGCCCGTCGCCGGCGGAAGTACGGCATCGTGATCAGCGGCACCCAGGACCAGGCCGACGATCGTGTGGGCAACGTCGCCGCCATGCTCGAGTCGGCCGGTGTCGAGTCCTGGTACCCGGCGATGGCTCAGCGCGCCGTCGGCAAGTACGGCTCGTCGAAAGGCTGGCGGCGCAACCGGCTGCGGACCCAGGCAGGGTTCACGCTTGACGCCATCGGATTGGACACAGCGGCTCGAGGCGCCAAGATCGACGAGGACCGCCCCGACCTGCTGGTGATCGACGACATCGACGACGAGGCCGACACCGCCAGGACCACCGAGTCCAAGATCGCCACCCTCACCCGCGGCCTGGTGCCCGCCGGATCGGCCGACGTGGCGATCCTGGCCATCCAGAACCTGGTCCACCCCGATTCGGTCTTCGCCCGCCTGGCCGACGGCCGAGCGGACTTCCTGGCCCGGCGCATCCTGTCCGGGCCCGTCCCCGCCCTGGTGGACATGGCCGTCGACCACGACGCCACCGCGAACCGCTGGACGATCGTCGGCGGCGAGCCCACCTGGTCCGGCCAGGACGTTGCCGCGTGCCAGGCCCAGGTCGACGACTGGGGCATCACCGCCTTCCGGGCCGAGGCTCAGCACGACGTGGCGGCACCGCAGGGCGGCATGTACAACCACGTGGCCTGGGACCACGCCGCATGGGACGACGTTCCCTGGGACCTGATCCTGCGCACCGTGGTGTGGGTTGACCCGGCGGTGACCAAGACCGACTCGTCCGACGCCTGCGCCATCCAGGTCGACGCCATCGACACCGCCGACATCATCTGGCGGCTGTACTCGTGGGAGCAGCGAGCGACACCGCAGGAGGCGATGGCCAAGGCCCTCGAGGTCGCGGCATGGCTTGGCGCTGACTCGGTCGGCGTCGAGACCGACCAGGGCGGCGACACCTGGCTCTCGGTCTACCGCGAGGCGGCGGCGAGGACCGGCGTGGATCTTCCGTTCCGCTCGGCCAAGGCGGGCGAGGGCCACGGCTCGAAGGTGGCACGCTCGGCGCGGATGCTCGCCGACTACGAGCGCCCCGGCCGCTCCATCGTCCACGTCGTCGGTCCCACCGGCAGTCACGCCACCCTCGAGCGGGCGCTGGAGCGCTTCCCGCGGTCTAAGCCCTATGACTTGGTCGACGCTGCGTACTGGGCATTTTGGGACCTGCGCAACAACCCGGGCCGCTTCGAGCTCCCGGCCCACCTCACCGGCGGCTTCGTGACCGAGCGCGGCATCACCGACGGGCTCTGGGACCTCGGCATGTAGCAAACGACGGGAGTGGCCGCAGATGCAGACCTCCCGCGCTCCGTCGGGGCTGATCGTCCCCACCACCGAGCAGGGCTACGCCAACTACGGCGGCTTCGGCGGGTACTTGTTCGATCCGGACGAAACGAGCCCGGACCTGCAGTGGCCCTTGAACATATTCGTGTATGACCGCATGCGCCGCACCGACGCAAAGGTCTCCGAGACGCTGGCATCGGTCACCTACCCGGTCATCGGCACCACCTGGCGGTTACACCCCGGCGAGGCACGCAGCGAGATCGTCAACCACATCTCGGGTGACCTCGGCATCCCCGTCATCGGGGAGCCGGCGAACACCGAGGCACGCCGCAAGGACCGCTTCTCGTGGCCCCAGCACCTACGCATGGCGCTGTTTGCCCAAGCGTACGGCCACATGTTCTTCGAGAAGCTCTACGACATCGGCGACGACGGCATGGCGCACCTCGCCAAGCTCGCCCCGCGGATGCCGCGCACGCTCGCGAAGATCAACACCGAGCGCGACGGCTCCCTGGTCTCGGTTGAGCAGTGGCCGAACTACTGGCCCGACCGGGCCGTGCCGGACCGCCCCCTCACCGCCGATCGTCTCGTGTTCTACACCCACGAGGCCGAGGGCACGATCATCGGGTCGAGCCTCCTGCGCCGCGCCTACCGCCATTGGTTGCTCAAGGACCGCCTGCTGCGCATCGACACGATGATGGCCGAGCGCAACGGCATGGGCCTCCCGGTCGTCGGCGCCGCTGAGGGCGCTTCAGAGCGTGACTTGGCGAACCTCAACCAGATGGCCCAGGCGACCCGGGCCGGACCCACCTCGGGCATGGCGTTGCCCTTCGGCACCACCTTCCGCCTGGAAGGCGTCAGCGGCACGCTGCCCAACCTGCTGCCCATGATCCAGTACCACGACGAGCAGATTGCCGCCGTGACGTTGGCCGAGTTCCTCAAGCTCGGCTCGTCGATGACCGGCTCGCGCTCGGTCGGCGACACCTTCATCGACTTCTTCACCCTCGCCCTCGGTGCCGTGGTCGAGGAGGTCTGCGACGTGGCCAACGCCGACATCGTGGGCAACATCGTCGATCTCAACTGGGGACCCGACGAGGCCCGCCCGACCATCGTGGCCGAGGCGGTCGGCTCCGACCACCAGCTCACCGCGTCGGCGATCAAGGACCTGATGGAGGCCCGGGCGGTCACCCCCGACCCCGCGCTCGAGGACTACATCCGCCAGACCTACCGCCTGCCCGATCGCACGATCCCCTGGGTGTGGCCCGGGTTCTCGCCGATGCGCAAGCCGATGCTGCCCGACCAGGATCCCAACGGCAACATCCTGTTGGTCTCCGACGACCAGCTCACCGCCATGGTGGACGAGGCGACTAATCCCGGCGGCAAGCCGATTCCACCGGGACCTGCGCCCCTGGTTGCACCCCCGGTTCCGGCCACGACCGCGGCACGCTCGCGACCCGCCCGCGTGAGCGCCGCCGCCCAGGCCAACCCGCTGCTGCCCGACCGGGCGCTGCACCGGGGGCCCAACGCCGCCGAGCTTGCCGCGGGCACCGACTTCCGAGCCCTCGACACCCAGCGCAACACCTACACGGCCCAGGCGGTCGCCGCATGGAAGGCCGTGCGGGCGGCCCAGATCGCCGAGCTCACCCGGGCGGTCACCGACGCCGCCGGCGACCTCCCCAAGCTCGCCGCCCTGAGCGCCACCCCTGCCGGCGCCGATGCTCTCTCAAGGGTGCTCGCCACCGCCGCTCAGAGCGCCGCTGCGGGCGCGGTCGCCGAGGCGGCGCGCCAGGGCGTCCCTGTCACCCCGCCCGACGCAGCGACGCTGCAGTCCGGCCTCGACGCCAGGGCGGCGGCGATGGCCGTGATCCTCGCCACCACCCTCGGCCAGGCGGCATCGGCCAA